TCGCGTACCCATTCGGGCGCTGGCTTTTCTTCCTCTTGAGGTGGCGCTTCCTCACCGATAGTAACGATCAACTCATCTTCCGTGCTTTCATCTTGCTTTGCCTCAACATCAGGCGCTTGGCCTTCTGCTTCGGTTTCCACTTCGATTTGCGCTTCGGTTTCAGGTTGCTCGATTACCTCGTTTTCTGCCGTTTCTGACATAGTTTCCCCATTGATAAACTCACCCCATTAAAGGCCGGGTGGAATGCCTATATCAATTTATTGTAATTCCAAGAACACTCAGCATATGCCGAGCTTCCATATTTTCGAAGACTAAAATTGCTTGAATAGTATCTTCCTCGTCCAGCAATATTAACCGCAATTCTTCTGATGCTGCACGCAGTTCGCGTTCATGTTGCGTCTGCAAAATCAAATTAGCTTGTGCGGCTTGTAGTTTTGCGATCTCGCGCTGAAGGCTACGTATCTGGTCTAGTTCGCCAGTGTAGTCAATCAATTTTCGAGCAATACGTTGCGCTTGTGGTAGCTCAGATTCGGCCATTGTTCGGCCAATGCGGCGTAGATGCTCATGTTCAAATTGATCTAAGCTGGCCTCCAACATGGCCCGCTCGCGCATCCATCCTTTTTTCCTACGACGCGCCGCAGAGTCAGTAAAAAAACCTCCTCCTATTGCCTGCGGCTCGGCAATGCTACCCCATGATGCACCCCACGATGCACCCCAGGACGCTCCCCATGCCGATGACATTTAGGCTGGCCCCCACGGATCTGCATTAGTGCCTGTGCCATCAATCAGGTAATTGTTGACTTTGCGAACATCTGCCTGAATTGGCGTAGTTGTAGCCGCCGCAATAACTGCGGATGCTGTATTAGCAGCACTTTCAATCAAATCCAATTTTGGGGCTCTAGCAGTTGTATAACCTTGAGCGGTCATGCCAGATTGAACAGCCGCAGGAACTTGGCTGATGTCACCCGTAATAACTGGTGAAGCAGTTGATACGATAGATGTATACACCTTGCCGGCGAACAGTGTGATCGAGCCGCCGCCAGTGGTGCTTGAGACAAGTGGGGTTGCGTTGTCATCGCGGTAAAGCCTGTGCCCGCCAGTAAACTCCAAACCAGTTGATGACACATTGTCAAGCTTTAGGTTCAGGATTGAGGTGACAACGCGGAAGTTGGCAGCATCCTCGGCCACGATGCCTCCGAACCAGTTTCGAATACCATCGGCGGTTGTTGTGTTGTAGACGAACCAAGCATAAAGCCGGTCGACGGAGGTCTGCCCGTTGGGGTCGCTGATATCCACCTGGATATTTGGGTAGTCTGGAGCGAACTCGGTGACAGTTGATCCGTCAATGGCGATGCCGTCGTACACCGTGTCGGCCTGCTGAGTCACGAGAGCTGACCAGCCAGTTGAGCCGACTACTACCTGCGTCAAGAACGGCAGCTTGGCGGTCGCGCCGCTTTGCCATGTGGCCGTGATCGTCAGCGTGTTGCCCGTGGTGTAACCCGTTCCCTCGTTGTAGGTCGCGCTGTAGCTCGTGCCCGCGACGATCTGGTTGACCACTTCGGTCGCCGTCGTGTTGTTGTAGACCCGCAGGCGCGTGCCCGCCGTCAGGCCGGTGATGCTGACCGTCTTGGGCGGGGCCACCGTACCGTTGGCATCGGTGCGGGTGCCGACAAATGTCGCGCCGTTGGCGAGCGTGATGACGCCCGTCGTCGTCATGTCCCCGGTGTAGGTGCTGGCCTTGATCGTGAGCGTGTTGCCCGCCCGAGCGAACACGCTTGCAGCCGTGGCGTCGATGACCACGTTCAGCGCCCCGGCGTTAATGAGGTTGCCGGAGCGGGTCAGGTCGAGGTCGACCGCCACGTTGGCGGCGAGGCTCATCCAATACTGAACGTAGTCGTAGACCTTCTGCGGAGTCTCCAGCGTCGTGTATGCAGCGACCGTGGCCGGGTTGGTCTGCGTGAGCAGGGTGTTGGGCACCATCGAAATGGTTTCGGTGGTGCGCGCCGTGTAGTCGAGCGAGGTTTTTTTGATGTAGTTGAACCCGTACTTGCGGACGCGGAGTGTGAACGGCCCGTAGCCGGTGGCACCGGTGACATATTCACTTGTGCGCGTCCAGCGGTTGCGGATGACAAGCCCCGCTTCGCCTTGGCCGATGGTGCCGATAATGGTGCCGCTGGCGTTGGTGGTCAGCGTTGCCGTTTTGACCGGCTGGAAGGAGGCGTCCTTGCTAGTCCACCAGCCCGCCGACCCACTGGCATCCAGCAGCGACAGCAACACATCCTGCACGCCTGCACCGGCAGCATCCACGATCACGGGCCGCACGCTGTACGCCTCATAAATCTGGCCATTACCAGTATTCGAAAACCAACGGAAAGCCGCTGCATACCCCGTTGGAAATGTTGTGTTGGCGTAGTAGTGGATGCCGTTGGGCAGGTTGAACGTGTTCAGAAATACCGGAGTGCTGAAGAAAGGATCGGAAGGAGCTGCCCCGAGGTATTGCACATCGAACTCCACCGCACCACGAGTTTCAAACCCTGTATCGACGCGCGGCGACAAGATGCCCGAGAACACAATGCTGTTTTGGTTGGTCGCGTTGGGAGTGCCTGTGAAGAACCCAGATCGCTCGCCAACGAACCTGCACTTCTGCAAGGTCGTGTTGTCCTTCTGAACGATCACAACATCTGTGAAAGTGCTGGATACAGCGGTAAACTCCGTGGTGCTGACATTCTGATTGATACGAACCAATTTGTTTGCGCCAGCGGCAACGCCACCTTGTTGCGCTTGCATTGAGCAGCCATACAAGCGAGTGCGTCCGGCCCAGTCCATGTCAATGTAGGCGGTGCTGTGGCTCTGTAGTGAGATGACCCCGCCGTCGCGGCCCTCACTGCCCACGGCGTGGCCGAACTGGAGCAGGCCGGAAACGATCAGTTGTGCATCGCTCGCCCCAAGCAGCAACCCACTCTTGAGCCCGCCAAACACAGCACCCGCCTGGATGGTTATGCCGCCTGCGTCATAGCGCACAGTCTTACCGCGAGAGTCGCCCACATACGCGGCCCCGTTGGTGCCAACGATGTCACCCACATCGTGGCTGACAATGTATGTTGTTGTGTTGTTCGGTGTCGTTGTCCATGCCTCATGGACGGTGATCGTGTTGGTTGTGGCTGTTTTGATTGCACGGCTCTGTCCCGACCCAGTTCCACCAGTCAAAAAGATAATCCGGCCAGCCCATGTGGAACTGAAACCGGAGCCTGTCAGCGTAGTAGTAGACCCACCCGTGGCTGTGCCAGAGGCGATGCCGCTACTAACGAGAATTGTCGATCCGCTGAGAGTGATTGCCATGTCAAAAGTCTAGCACAATGAAAAAAGGGATTGATGAGCTTGAATCAAATCTCTTTGAGTCATCCTATTTTACTCATCAGTTTCGATGCGTGAAATGCGTCCTTTTTCTCGAATAACGCGCTTTGGTTTACTGATTGCTGCGATAGCTTTTTCAGTGTTGGCGCGGCTTGTGTCTGCAAACTGGCCAACGGCTTCTGACATTTTCTCTACAGCGTCTCCAATTACTGCAACGCTCTGCCCAAGTCCAGCCACAGCATTCATCATGGTTTGACTTGCCTGCATCATTGAATCATTGGTTTGACGTTCAGCGCGCAATTGCTCAATTTGTGTATCTGTGCTTTCAACCTTGCGACGGCGCATTTCATTTTCTAGACGCATCGCCTCAATCTCTAATGAAGTTTTTTCGTCAAGTGGCGCAGCGAGCGGTTTCACAATAGCGTCATTAGATGTATTTTCTTGCCCATATCCACCGCCAATACCATCTAGAGTTTCAGCTGTTTTTGCCCTGGTCAAATCAACCTCTGCCATTGTTTTGACTGCATCTGCCTTGGCCTTGGTTGCCTTGGCAATTGCCTCCTCAGCAGCAGCCTGCATGTAAATGGCCTGCGGGTCAGGTTGCTGGCCTTGCATTTCAGCGGCCATTTGCTCGGCTTCTTGTTCGGTTGCCTTCACAGCGCCCATGCGCACGAGTTTGCCGCGGAAGTAATCGCGCACATCGCTTACGCCTTCGCCTTCCATGTTCATCATGGCCATGGCAGAAATAACCTGCATGGTTTCCGGGTCTTGTGTGACTTGCATCATGCCAGTAAGTGCGCGAACCGTAGCTTGGCGCTTGCTTGAGCTGCTTGGGCCAACATCCACGGCAATATCAAATTCAGCTTCGCTCAGATCGTTTT